TAATTTGCTCTAAACAAGATTGTTCAACATTATCAACATAGATAAGTGCTGAAGTATATTTACCATTTATCATCATCTTAGAATCTCACTTTCTCCTTTATTCTCTCTTCAACCTTATAGATTTCTTGCCAAGTTTTATAAACAAGTTTTCTCAATCGTAATTCAAGATTCTTTCTGCTAATAAACTCAACCATATCAGAAAGCTTTTGCTTTTTTACACCACAAAATTCATACCAGCCACGACCACAAATTGCTTTAATTTTCTTTTTTAATTCAAGTTCAACTTGTCGCTTTACCTTTTTCGGTGTGTTATAATCAGGATGCTCTGTAATTTCATCTTCTAATTCTTGTCTCATTTTTTCAAGCTGCTCTTTCTCTATAGGCTTGTTTTCTTTTAACCACTGTAATGAAGTACCAATATCATCAATACCATCTGCAAACATGAAACGAAATTTTCCATCACGAAATGGTGGAGAAACTTTATTTTTCTTAATTAAAAAACCAACCTCAATACCAATAACAACACCACGTTCATTCTTGATTTTTTCACCGGTTAAATCAAGTAAAATTTGTACATCAGAATAAAACTTTATTGCACGACCACCAGAATAAACTTTTCCAGCACCCATTTTAAAACTATCACGCAATTGATCAATTACTATAATAGCAAGCCCAGCTTTCGTTATATCTCTAAGCAATTTGCGGTAGGCTTTACCAAATTGTTTTGCTCTATCTCCACCATAAGTTGCTTCACCAAGATCCATTGTTAAATCTACAGCAGCACTTAAAGCAGTTAAAGAATCAATTGAGACTGCACATTTGCTTTCAAGTTTTTCGTCTTTCATCATTTTTAGAATTCTTGGAATTATCTTACCAAAGGTTTCTTCGATAGTTCGTGGATTATAAATTTCAAAATCGGTTCTTAACTTCTGCTTTCCATTCTTATCTGTATCAAGTATTTTAACTCCGTTTGTTTCAGCCCAATCAAAATCAAGTGAGCATTCAACATCAACTAAAAATGCTTTACCACCCTTTCTCTGAGCAGCACCAAGCGGTTCTAATGCTAAAACTGACTTAGTAGTACTTGGATCCCCAAAAATGTGTGTGATACGGCCGCCGGGGAACCCACCGGGGAGTTTATTAGCTACAGCTAAATCAAGTATTGTACAACCAGAACTAAACCAACTTTTTACTGGTGGTGTTTTTAATCGAGTAATACTATTACTCTGTACCAAAGACTCCGCTTTCTTCTTTGTCATCTTCTCTATCCTCATTCTTTTTATTGCGTTGGATGGCTTTCTTAGCAGCAACTACTTGTTCACGCTTATTATCCATAGTTTTCTCTTTAATTGCACGAGAAAGATATACTGGTTGATCAACCTGGAAATATTCACCATTATATAAACGCTCTTCAATTCTAAGAGATGAACGGCGGTGCTCAAGTGTAAGCATTGCATTTTTAACCTTTTCTACTACACGAGAAATCAAATTTGAAAATGTTTGTGACTTAAAATACTCAGCAGATTGAACATAAACTTCATCAATAGCTTTTTCTGTCACTTTCCCAAGTCCAAATCTTTCTGGATTACTTCTAATCAAAAAACGAAGTGTACCATCAATTGTCTCTTGCAATAGCCCCGCTTCTTTCTCAATATAGTGTATATCTGCAAACAAATTTCCAATATCTGATACTAATTCTGGCTGCTCTGCACACTGCTTTTCAAGCTGTAGTGTGTTTATTTTACTTGAAGATTCTTGTAGTGTTTTTATCTGAGAGAGAGAATCTTCTGCCTGAGAAACCAGCTTTTTAAGGTCGATAAGAAGGGGCCTTATCTCAGGTAAGAACCCCTTCTTATCTTGCTTACTACTCATTATTTCTCCTTTTCTTAGATTTATTAGCAGCTTGCTTTTTTTCTGCTGCTTTTTTCTGCAATCTTTGTTTAGCTGTTAACTGCTTTTCGTCCTCTTCATCATCTTCATCCTCGTTTTCCTCTTCATCCTCATTTTCACTAAAAGGGAGATCATCATCTTCATCCTCCTCTTCATCTTCATCTAATTCAAGTTCCTCCTCATCAAAATCTTCATCTTCAACCGCCTTCTTTTTCTTTTTATCAGTTGAAGATTTCTTACTCTTTTTCTTTGTTGCTACTTCTTCACCATCAAATTCAAAATCATCATCCTCATCGTCCTCAGATTCTTCAACTGCTTTCTTTTCGCTCTTTTTCTTACTACCCTTCTTACTAACCTCTAATTCATCATCATCTTCATCATCAAAATCATCTTCACTATCATCAAAATCATCTTCATCATCTTCCATTCCTTCATTATCTTCATTTTCAACTTCTGGTTCTTCAACTTCATCAACAAGGTTTGAAAGAAACTCATCATTTGAATTAACAAGCAACTCATCAAGCATTGGCAAATTCTTTAGATACTTACTCGGTAAAGCATTTTTCATTTGTCGAACTTTTAAACCCTTATAATCAGGATAACCACCAGAACCCTTAACAATATATCTAAATGTAATCAAACATGGATGCTCAGGATCAGCGATATAAACAATTTCTCCATCCTGATCATCGCTTTGTTCAAAAATTAGTTCTTCAACAGTCTTAGCAGCAGGATAAACCTGCACACCAAAAGATTTTGTTTCTGCATCTGTCATATCAAGAATAAAAAACATAGAACGAAAAGTATAAGAGGAAAGCTGACGTAGGGTTTCTTCATCGGCACCCTGCTTTTTAAGCTTTGTTCTTAATTGACAAATTGGACAAGTACGTCCTTTCTCATGATATGTTGGACACAGCACATCTATATAACTTGCACCCATACCACGATGAAGATGAATCTTTTTTGACCAATGATCGTCACTATCAACATGATCAATAATGATAAACTTATTCAACTCTTTTGGAGTATAAACCATCATCCCATGTTTTTCAAGCATCTCGTGATTCAAATACTTATATCGTGTAAGCTCAGAATCAAAATCACGACCCGTTTCTACTTCCTTTTGACGGCGCCTCATAGCTTCGATTTTCGCTCTTGAAACCATACGTCAATCTCCTGATGAATGAATTTCTTGAAATAAGAAAAGCAGTAGTTATTGCTCGTGTAATAATAGATGCAAAATAAAATAACACCAACCCAATAAGCATTAATACACATTCAATATATAAAAATTGATACCCCCAAGTTAAACTAAAAAATATATCTAACATTTTTATTCCTTAATTAATTATTTACTGGGAGTTGGCTCAAGGGTTGCTCCTTTCGAGAGTTCTTGATTTGTGTTAACTATAACTAAATACCAACTCCCAAATATGCACCAATTTTAAATTTAAGAAAAGACATTTATTTTTGTCCTCTACTATATTATACAAAACCCAGCTCTAAAATATGTAAAAAAGTTATTATTACTTAAAGCATGAATAAAACTTCTTCACTATTCAACAACCGCTTCTATACATTGTGCAGAAAAACCAGCAAACCCAGTATTAAAAGTAGATTCAGAGAATATAGCTGATAGTAACAAACAATATTGGATTTTTTTAATATCAGATTTTGGATTAAGCAAAACAGCATTAATATATCCAAGCACTCCACGCCGTGCAGCTTCGGCATTTATATTTTCAGAGCGAAGTTTAAATAATATATTTTGAACCCTTCTTAATCTTGCCTGTTTATTTATAGAACTAAATAACAATTTTGATATTTCAAACACCTCTGGAGAATCGTCTATAAACACTATTGAATCTATTATTTCAAGGCAACTTGTTGTTTTCTTATCCTCTAAAAGTTTTGTGTTTGCTATTACAAAACTTATTTGATCTAACATTTTTAATATGTTTCTTGGTATTCCTGCACCCTTTTCTATCAAAGCATCAAATACATCATCAGATATTAAATCAATGTCTATCTCTGCCTTTTCACAAATAGATAAAAGATAGCTTTCTGACTCTTTTGAACTAAGTGGTTTTATCTGATAAATTGAACACCTATTTCTGAGGGTTGGTAAAAAACTCGCTGGGTCTGTTGTACAAAAAATAAAATATACTCCTGCTGGTGGTTCTTCAGTATCTTTTAATAAACACTCTTGAGCATTTTTTGTTAGCATATGACATTCATCATAGATAAGTGTCTTACTTCTACCCCCACCGACCATTTTAAGACGTAGTGAGCGTATATCAGCACGAACAGTATCAATACCATTGGTATTTGCTGCATTGCGCTCTATGATGCTTATATCAGTACAGCCAACCTTATGGGCAAATATTCTTGCTGTTTTTCCGGTTCCACTTTGGCCGGTAAATAAAATACTTCTCGGCGGTCGTTTCGCTTTTAGCTTTTTAACTAAATCATATACTACAATTTTATTTCCATAAAAATCTTTAAATGTTTTTGGTCTTAAATCAGTTATTAATGACATTTTTAAATTTTCTCCACTATTTTATCTATTTAGGTACAGCATAAATACAAAAAGAACTAAGAGCCATACCATCTGTTATTAAAATCATATCTGAATTACCAAGAAACAAACGAAGCAAACCGCTTACTGGTAAACAATCAATATTCCAATCTATGGGTCTAATCTTATTTGGCACACCCAATCCATCTTCACTCCACTTATACCCAAAACCCCCAATGCCATTTATATGCAATACATCACTACATCCAGATAATCTACATATAGCAGTATCTTTCTTACAAGCAACAAAATCAATACACCTATACCCACTATCATGTCTATGCCGTTGTGGTAATATTACAATAGAATCAAAATTTATGTTTGCCCTATCCAAACTATCAATATATGATACAGCATCAAAATCTTTTCGTGTCATTTTAGTTATGCTTTTCATCATTCCCCCTATATTTTTTAAATTTTCTCCATCGATAGCCAATTAGTTCCAAAAGTCCAGGAAACGGTAATTGGAACATCACGCATCCACGGCCACCGATTTCTTCTAAACTCTCTATCTACTATATCAAATACATCATCAAGTTCATCACTCACTGTATCAACTGTTACTGCATCATGCACCTCAATATTCATACCACTTTTAAATCTTTCTCCTATCATAATCTTATCAATTTCAACCATACCGCCAAACATAATCCAAGTAGCAAGGTGTTGAATTGGTGTATTAATAACCTGCTTTTCATCAAGTGGACCACGCCGTCTAAAACCTGTGGGCATTTCTACATAACCGGTCCGTTTATAATCTTGTTTAGTCTGCTCTTGCCATTCAAATAAATCTTTATATTCATTCTCAAGCATTCTAATACAATGAATAATATGCTTTTTCGGTAAATTATATCCAGCTTGCATAAAATGCCCACAAATTGAATCATCTTGACTACCATAAAATTTTGGAAACACAAAATTACTTTTTGTAAAATCTCTATTTTTCTCAGCCACCCTATCAGTAGCAACATCAAATAATTTTGCTGCCCATTTTGAGTGTATATCAACCCTGTCTTTTATTTGTTTTGTTAAAATTTTATCTTCAGAAACCATAGCCATTACCGCAACTTCCATTGCTTTACCATCACCCTCAAGAAAATAATCAAACTTTGGTATTATACATTTACGAACAACTTTTTGCTCTTCATCTCTTTTTGGTACATTCTGCAAATTTGGATCGTGTGAATTACTTCTAATTGTATCAGTCATTAAATCAAAAGATGGATGAATTAAATTATCTTCATCAACCAGGGTGCGCCAAGAGTGTAAATATGTTTTCAAAAACTTAGTTGTTTTTTTACAATCAATAACCTTTGTAATAAAAATTTTTATTTCTTTACTTTTTACTCTATCTTTTAATTCAATCAAACTTGCTGCATCAACTTTATATTTACCGGTTGCTGTTTTTCTTCCATCATAATCTATACCAAGAATTGAATAAAACAGTGTTGCAAGCTGATCTGGGCTGTTTATATTTAATCGTTTTCCTTCTTTGCTATAAAATTTTTTACCAAACAAATCGGCACACTCTCGTTTTAATCTATCAATTTTTTTCTGTCCTGCTTTGTATTGTTTATCAAGTTCTTCTAAATCTATTTTTATTCCACGCTGTTCCATTCTTGCAAACACATGTAAAACTTTCTCTTGTATCTTATGCCCTTTTAATAAATGTTTATCCATTATTTTTAGTTGCCACTGCTGAATCATCTTTGTATATCTTGCATCAAGAATACCATACATTACAGCTTTCTGTAATGGATACATTTCTAATCGTTTAACATCTATATCTGAATCATATGTTGAACCAGCCAAACAAAATACTTGTGTTTTTAGTCCAGATAATCCTTTCCTTTCATCAAGTAAATGAGCAGTATGTTGAGTACAAAATGAAACATTTGTAGGCCAAACACCTAAATGTTTAATAACCCAACGCATGTCAAATTTTCTGTTCTGGGCTATTTTAAGCGTCTTATGCTGCAATAATTGTTGCAGCAAAATAACTATATCTTTTCTCTCAGTTTCAGTCCAACCGGGCCAGTATGAACCTTGAGAAGGAAAATCAATCGGAACCCCATAACCAATTTTACTTGAAAATGCTATTGAAAATATTAAAATTTTTGCATCAGCAACATAGGGATTTAATCCTCTTGTTTCAAGATCAAAAGAAAACGGTTTAAGGTTTTCGTCTGCTATCCAAGAGCTTAATAATTCTTTAATCTCTTTATATTTAATCAATATTTTGTTGCCAGTATTCTCATCAAGCTTTGGAAAATCATGCGAACCAATCTCAAGTAAATGTTTCAATTCAGCATTAAACAAATGCCTAACAGAATCATCATCATTGTTGTAAACAACATGAGCAGGATGATATGAAAATCCTATTTTACAATTATATTTATTTGACCAAAAAACAGTTTTTCTTGCAAGCTGCCAAGTCATATCTACGCGCCTTGAATCTGATGCTTCCAACATATAATTATAAACATTCTCACCAAAACAAAGGATCAAATCTGGTTTATACTCAGCAAGTTGTAAATCAAGCCTTTGTTGCATACAGCTAACAACAATATTTTTAGCTGGAAATTTATTTGCTTTATCAACAGCGGGTGGAAGCGGCCTACACTGCACAAGATTAAATTGTCTTAAATCTTTATCAAGTGAAATATTAAGTTTTGAAAATGCTCTTTTTAATACCTTACCAGATTTTCCACGAAACGGTTTATTTTTATTATCCTCTTCTCTACCAGGAGATTCACCAACAACAGCAATTGAAAGCTCTCCGCCGCCGTATGGTTCCATTTGTGGAGAAAGTTCCCTTCCCTTACCCTTTCTTTTTGTACTCACTTTAGAATAATATGATTCATCAATGTGGCGGCCCAACAGATAACTAACATCAAGGTCAAAATTTTTATCTGCCATTTATTACTCCGAGTTTTCCCAGTTCCGTAGTTGTTCGTCTGTTACACCGTTTCTAAATTGGGGTAACTTTTTTATCATTTTCTTTTCGCGCAACTCAAGCACCTTGCATTCCATCCAAAAGAGCATTGCATAATTGGCTAAATCTGCTGCTTCAATTTGCATACAAGCTGGGTGTCTTGTTACACCAGATATTATTTTACGTTCTTCAAGCTGCATTGAAATCTGATTTAGCTTTTTTACAAGCTTATGATAAAGCTCCTCTGTTTGATAACTTGTATAGTGCTTTTCTCCATATTTACAATCGCCGTACGACATACGCTTCTTA